ATAGTTCCAATCCCCTCAGATGCCGCGCTCTGTGGAGCCATGGCTTCTGACATACCAGCAATGCCCTGCATAGGCACACCAGCCGCCGCTACAGCCTCTTGAGCAACGGTCTGCTGGTTAGCGGCTTCCCGCTTGCTAAAGTCGTCTCTGACGCGCTTACGGCGCTGAATCTCACTCAGCACAAGAAATTGCGGAGCCGAGCCTGAAGGCATCTGCATTTCGCTGATAAGCTGATTCTCTGAGAAGTTCTTTAGCTGGTCTTGGACATCAATAATGTTCATAAAACTATCCTGTAATACCTTTATACAACCCTAGAGCGGAGATTCCCGTTCCAAGCAATTGCTGGATAGGGTTATATGACTGAAGTTTGGTTGTTTCTGTTGAAGGTTGTACAGGTACACCTCTAAGTATGGATGAATAGAACTGCAACTGTTCGCGGGGATAATCCCGCTGACGTACAAAATCTTCATAAGCAATATCCAGACCAGCTTGCTTTTCAGCCTGAACATCCCTGCCAATCTTCTCTAGCAAAGAAGCGGCTTGGATATCCCCATCACGAGCCAATTGACCCAACTGAGCCAGTTGCGCTGACTGACCAGCGGCTGACTCTGCGGCGCCAATGCCTAGTCTCTCTGCGGACTCTCTAGCGGCTCTATCTCGCTCAAACTGTCCTTGTGCCGATTCATATGCTTGCTGTTGCCCCGAAGCCTGTATCTCTGCCAACTGCCTCGTAAGTGCTTCGCCAGCGAGTCCCTGCTGAACCGCTTGGCGTGACCCGCCGAAAGCGCCCGCTTGCACGGCTTGCGCCGCACGTCCTGCGTTTTGTCTTTGTGCGTCAAGAATAGCTTGTTGTTTTTGGACATCTACCACATTCTGAATATAGGGGGACATGTATTGCTGGGCGGCGGCGCTATCAAACTGACCAGCCTGATACCCCATTCCCTGCAATGCTCTACCAAGGCCAGCGGTCGTAGCCGCTTGTGCTGTTGGTAATCCTTGAATGCCCTGACCAGCAATGTTGCGTCCCATCTGTTGGGCTTGCGTAACATCAGCACCCCCAGTTTGAAGGCGCTGACCAGTGTATGGCTGATATTGTTGTTTAGACTCTCCCTCTGTGCGATTCAGAAGGCGCTCAAAGTATGGTTGAACATACTCTGGCAAATTGGTCTGCACCACCGTTTGGTCTGTTGGTGCTGGGCTTCCGCCGCCTTTACCCATTATCTAACTCCATTCTATAAGCAATGTATTCCGGCTTCCAGCCGTGCTTTCCTAACCATCTCCCCCATGCCTTCCGTCCGTATCCCTCTAAATGGTCACAGCCATTTTCTTTGGAATACTTGGCAAGAGTATCTACCGCCATGGGTAGCCACTCTCCCATTCTACTGCCCCCTATCCAGTCCATAGCCATAGCTTTGCGTCCGGGATATGTGATGACTCTTGTGGTGATGGCGGCTATTACCTCTTCACCTTCCATCACGAGCCAAAGGGCATACATCCCTTTATTTATACCGTGGTACAAATCGTCAATATGAAACTTGCCTTTTGAAGTCTCTACTGACTTGTACATTAACCTTGCAACGTCTCCCCAGACGATGCCCAGCGCTTCGCTGGGTACTGCCGTAATAATCATGCTGGTAGCATTTGTCCTTGTGGCACTTGGTCTGGTTGCTCTTTCTTGCCAGTTCGCATTTCACGAACCCTATCCATCATTTCATAAAGAGCTTTCGAGCCTGCGTTAGACGAGCCGTTGCCCAGCCCGCTAACCACGTCCGCAGGAACGATAAACTCACCATCGGATAATACAACATCTTGCTCTCCTTCCAGAGTCGCGGGAATCATGTCATCCATGCCGTCACCAGCACCGTTCAACTCTCCCTCGCTTATGCCTGCGTTAACCCCGAACTCACCGCTTTGAACACGGTCAACTAGGTCACGCAAGGCGTCTTCTCCATAACGCTGTACAAACATAGCAAGTGTGCGCTCTGGGGTGTCATCGCGCCCTTGGATAGCATCTACAGCCTCGGAGATAAGTTCTTTGTCATTTGGCATCTCTCCGCCCTCTTGATATTTTAGGGACGCAAGACCGCCATCAGCAAAGCTAGTCTGCATTGGACCAAAGTAATCAAACTCTGGGCTAACGCCGGGGCGGAAGTTTGAACCGGGAGTTCTTGCCTGACGGTCAGCCGCATCTGCCTCTTCTGTGTTGTATGTCTTCTTTGGCATTGCATCGAACTTAGGCTCAAGCAATCCGGGAAGTGCCGCAGAGCCAGCCGCGCCGAGCGCATATGGGGTTTTTATGGCATCCATAGCCCCGCTTAGACCCACACCAGACTGCCCTGCTGTTGGGTCAGAGAAAATATTGCCCATAAAGCTCTTGTTAGCCGCATCCCCAGCAAGAGCGGCATTCTGTGCGGATGTATTAAATACAGACGGCATTGTTGTCGCGGGTGTGGCTGATGCAGTAAATGCTGTGGCAGGATTTGCTTGCTGTAACACACTGGCCTCAAGACCGCCGGGTAGTGGGGCTTGCGTTGCCGCAGAAGCGGCCTCACTAGCACCAGCGCCAGATGCGCCACCCATCATAGAGCCAAGAGCCTTACCACCTAGAAATGACAAAAGGCCAGTCTGAATGCCCTGACCCAAATCACCAGTCTCAAGGTAAGAGCCAAGACCTGAACCGATAGCCCCAGCCGTTAGCGCGCCCATGCCACCAAGCATGCCAGCGCCAGCCAGTCCAGACCCTGCTAGTCCTAACAAGAGTGGTAATGCCATAATCTACTCCTTACAATCCTGCGTATTCTGTTTTTGCGTCAAATGACGGGCAGGCTTTTTCTGAAAAGTCTCTGTGTCCGAATACTTCTGCGTCCGGATGCCTATCAAGTATTTCTTTGATGAGGGTGACAAGCGAATCACTCTGCTCTGGGGTGCGTGTGTCTTTAGGATTTCCTTCAGCGTCAGAACCACCAACATAGCAGATGCCGATGCTGTCACTGTTATGACCCCGACAATGAGCGCCATTGATAGACTCATCGCGGCCCTCACAAACAGCGCCATCAAGCTCCACAACCCAATGATAACCGATATCACTCCAGCCACGCTCCTCTGTGTGCCAGCGTTTAATCTCCTCGGTCTTCACGTCTCTACCTTCTGGGGTGGCCGCACAATGTACGATAACTTTTTTAATCTCCCGCATAACCTTCACCATAGCGATTAATAAGATTGTTAATAGGAACCCACGTTCTTTCGTCTATTCTACCATCTTTTATCTGGATGTCGTAGACCCCGTAGGACCATCCAGTTAATGTATGTTTAGCATACTCCTCAACGTGGTCTTGCGGTAGGCTTGTGCCTAAATTCATTATAGTTATCGACTGATTACCCATTTTAGGAAAGTTTTTATCCAGCCTTTTATGAGTATGCCCAAATACCACATCATGAAGGGCATCTCTAGAGATTTGATTTTCAGCATGCATTCCACCGTATGCTTTCCCCATAATATTTAAGGGGGCGTGAGTAAAACCTACGTCCCCAATAAAATAAAACTCTCCGTAGGGGGAGTAAGTCCACCCATAATCATCCATAGTTGCAAATAGTATTTGGTCGAGAAGCTCAATAATCTCTGGGTTCTTGTTAGTGTACGACCAGATTCTGTCTTCATGATTGCCTAATGTTACATGCTTCGGCACATCGTAGCCATCTAAACCCCTGTGAAAGGCCCTTATGGCCTGTTGGAAGCTCTTCATGTCTTGACCAAAAGATGGCTTCTTCTGGCCCTTAATAGTGTCGTTACGGTCAAATCTATTTAGAGAGTCAACACTTGCAAAGTCACCTATCTGAACAATTCTGTCCACCTGATTCTCTTTAGCGTAGCGCCCCATCGCATAGAATCTCTGTTTATCTGGTAGGGACGGCCCATCATGGCAATCTCCTATAGCAAGAACCCTTTGTGTTTCTTCTGGCTTAGATTTTCTTTGCTGAATCCTATATACGGGCTTTAGAACAACAGTTGCCTCTTTGATGGGCGCGCTTTTCTCTGCCTCTACCCTAGCACTTTCATTAACAAGGCCCATATCCCTTGCTCTTCTAAGTCTAGTAGAGAAGGTGGCGTAATTAACACCCTCTGCTTGTGCGGCTTTTTTTACGCTTTTGCCGTTACTATAAAAGGCTCTTGCAGTCTCTTCGTAAATGCGGTCTGGTAGAGATGGAGTAGGCATTACTTGTCCCCCAAGTTTTACAATGGGTTAATTGTAACACCTAAACCTCTATTTTGTAACCTTTTTGACTTTTTCAAAGGTTCTTAGCCCACCAAGCCCAAGCATACCCATCAATACGGTCAACAGTGAATCCATGTCAAAAGTGGGCAATTCTGGTATTTCTACGCCAGCGTAGGAGCAAATAAACATAGTGACTGGCGCTAAAACAAAGTGCCATACCATCGCAAAACTCAAACCCCAACCAAGGAATGGGCGCCAACCAGCTACAAATATGCTTCTATGCTGGGCCTCTGCCTTATTAATTTCAATTTGACCCATATTAGCTTCATGCATCTGCTCTTCAGCCATCGTGGCAATCTTATGAGCCAGCATGTTTTTCTGGTCTTTATCTTCAATAAACTTGTCCAGCAACCCTGTAACTGGTCCAATTAGTGCCTGTAACATTGAAATCTCCTGTTAGTTGCTTCCTCTGCCCCTAGACTCATGGCCCATCCATATTCCAAATATACCCGTCATAACACCCATTATAACAGAAACAAATGTTGTCGCGCCCGTTGTTTGGGCCTCAGGCGGCAAATCCATAAACCACTCAGCGCATCTCCATGACATTGCTATTGAGCAAATCATAGTTAGCCTTGCGATAATATTGTATTCGATTAGTCGTTTTATATAGTCCATTTATACTACGGTACAATTTTTACTGTTCCCGAATCGTTGTACAAAGCACCGGACTCAAGCCCTGTGGCGGATGTAGGAAGATTGGTCAGAGTTAGTTTAGTCGCCCTAATCGCACCCGGATTCCTTTCTTGAGCAATAAAAGCCTCAAGCGCCCTAGCCAAATCCTGCATATATACAGCAGAGTATTCTGGCGGAGCTTCTGGTATTCTAGGTGGCGCTATTTCATTTGAAGACATTATCTTTTCCCGTCTGGCCGGATATTAACACGAGGAGAACCTAGCTTCCATTTTGTACCCAGCGCAGATGAATCAATTCTTACAGCAAATGTTCTGCCCCTAACTCTAAGGTTAAGTTCGTCTGTAAATGTCTCTATGGGTGAAGATGATAGCCGGACTGTTGTTCCTGTATCAGTGGAGCCATATGCATTTCCGGGCGCCGTTCTAGCCTTTAGAGTAAACGTAGCTTGCGGACTGGCTAGGCTCGTTGAGCCTTGAAATGTCATATCTGGTATAACCTTTGTAACCAGAGAGAATCTGTCTCCATCTTCAATGTCCATTGGCGCGGACTCAATAAACGAATCCATTGGAGAGCCGTCATCATCATACTCAAACTCCTGATTGTAAAGATAGCCACTTTCCGCCGCGAGAGGGAATGTTCTTGTACCACGGTCAATCCAAGCAGACCTATTTATTGTACCGTAGTACCAAATCTGGTCTTTGTAATTGTATATAACGTATCTGTCGTTTTCTCCGGTTCCGCCATTGCCAAGAGAATTAGTCTGTGATGGGTATAGCCATATAACTTCGGAAAACTCTGAATTAACTGCGGCCCAAACCTTATCTGTTTGAGAGAAGTTAAAGTCGTTAAACACAAAGTCTTTTACGGGGGAGTCAAGCTGTTGAGTTTGACCAGCATATACATAGAAATTATCTATACCCATCCAAAACACAAAGTCTTCAGTTGCGGCGGCGGCGTTTGGACCCATAATTGTGATGCCACCAGTAATTTGCTGAATGCCGAAAGTGAACGGAGGCCCAATAAATTTCATGGAGTGCAGAGATGTGTCTGACCAAACAAGAACCTCTCGCTTTGTTTCTATAGCCTGAACAAAGGTAGAGCCTGAACCAATCAACAAGTCTCCGGCGGTATTTGTTGTTGTAGGATACCAATCAGTAGCATTTTCTTGAGATGAGAATCTAATAAGCAAGGGGTCTTGAGTACCGTTGCCCTGTGTGGCGCTTGGACTAGCGCCCAGCCCATCGCACCCAAAAGCAATAACGTGTCTGTCTGAGTCAGATACAAGAACTTGCTTTGCCACTTGAGGAACGCTTTTAGCGCCAGCTAATGTAGAAAGCTCAACTGCGCGCGCGCCAAGCCCGCCGCCCTTGTCCCAGTAGTACACATTAGAGTCTCTTGGGTTGATGATAAGGTCTTCACCAAAGTTATCATGCGACCAAATGCGAATCTGTGTAGTCGTGGTTAGAGATGAGCCTGAACCCCATCCTCCTCGTCCCCATGTGCCAGCACCCCAACCTGTGCCCCCCACCTGAGAGTTTAGGCCAACGTTTATTTGATAGGCGCCTACCACTGAAGCTCCGCCATTGCCCGTATCGGCGCCACTGGCGGAAGTACCCACATCAATTGTATAGGTGCTTGATGACGGGACAGCTATGACTTGATAGCCGTTTATGTCGTTTAATATGTTTGCTGTTATGTTGCCGCCCAAGGATGCGGCTCCAGAGAACGTAACAAAATCGTCTTGAATGGCGCCGTGATTGATATTTGTGACAGTTATGACGCTAGAGCCATTAGTTGCGGCAAAGGTCACGTCACCAGCGGCTGTGGTGCTTCTGAGGGGTGTGATGTCATTGAAGCCACCGCCCTCTTCAATATAATATTTTAGATGAGTTCCAACCCCTAGGAAGTTGGAGCCGTCAAGACCAATCCAGTTGTGAAGGGCGCGACAAACGCCCAGAAATGAGTTAGCTGTGTACTTAGCCCAGCCGCCAATCTTTTCTGGGTATCCCAGTCTAAAGCGAATTTTATTTCCGTCCACCCAGCCGCCTTCGTTAGAGTATGATGTTACATCTCTATTTATACCGGGTCTAAATTGTAACTTCTGAAGGGGCATATTGCTCACTCATAAATGGTATGTAATTAAAGTTTACAACAAACCTTCTGGCACCCTCTTGCGTGTGCTTTACAGACCTGTGTTTCACGCCAGACGGAAAGGTGACTAACCTGTTTCTTTTTGTTTCTACAAATTCACCAGACTCAAATTCTGTGCCGCCAAGGTCATCATCTAAGTAAAAAATAGAAGTCTTAACCAAACTTTTCATCTCTGGGTAAACCCTGTTCTCTACTTCTCCGTAGTCGATGTGGAATATACTTTCCTTGGATGTGGCTAGATTTAGATTGGCTTTTACTTTCAATAACGCAAATGGCTTTATTTTGCCGAAAAGTGGATACAACAACTCAAGGTAGTTGCTTTGTTGAAATTGTATGTTTTGATAAAACAAATGAGTGAACTGTGGGTTTCCGTCACCCGGAAAGTCAGTGTGGTCATCTGAATACCATGGAAAGCTCGGATGCTTTATGCCATCAACTTTATTAAGTTCATCTTCGGTTAATACATTGTCCTCTATTTTTATCAATTTCATCTCCCAATGAACGATTTACCAATACCAAACTTCTACCCATCCGTTTGCGCCCGCTTTAGCGCTGTCAACGCCCGATGACGCTCCTCCGCCGCCCACAGAGTAACTGAGCGTTCCTCCACTTAGGCCCGCATTATTAACGAATTTTTTTACCATATTTCCTCTACGGCCCTCGTTGCCAGTAATGTCAAAGTTACCGTCTTGAGCGCCCCCCGCGCCGCCATTGCCAACAAATACTGTGCCGCCAGAATCCCCACTTGAGAACGGGCCGTTATAAGAGCCGTCTCCATTGCCGCCACCGCCACCCTTGGCTCTCATGTTAATGCTGACCGGACCGCTTATGGTGCTGTCACCGCCAGTACCGCCGCCATAGGAGTTATTGCCGTTGCCGGGGCCTCGTGTTCCGCCACCACCGCCGCCGCCAGCAATCTCTATATAAACAGCTGATGTACCTGATGGCAAAGAAATGTTGCCACTGCCACTACTGTAAAAAACAATATTAGCCGGAGATGGGCTTGATGGAGAGGCAAACGATAGCTGACCAGACCCGTTTGTTTGCAAAACTTGACCGCTTGTTCCGTCAGCTTGTGGGTGACTGATACCATCAATCACAACACTACCAGAACCGTTTGGCGTTATGGTTATGTCGCCATTTGTATTTGTGCTGGTAATGGCATTGCCATCAATGTTCAGGTTATCAATATCCAAGTCGCCAGTGACATTGGTTGTCGCTGTAATAGTGACAGCGCCAGTGCCATTTGGCGTAAAATTGATATTGCCATTTGAATTGGTGCTGATAATTGTATTGCCATCAATATTGATGTTGTCTACATCAAGGTCGCCAGTGATGTTTGTGGTGCCTGTGATGTTAACCGCGCCAGTGCCATTTGGAATGATGTCAATATCACCATTGGACACTGAGACAATATCGTTGCCATTAACGTCCAAATTGCCCCCAAGCTGGGGTGTCACATCGTTAATAAGGTCTGTGTTAGGTGTTAAGGATTTGAACACGCCTGATGCGCCGCCACCGTCACCAGTAACCGCTTGAGTTGCACCAGATACAATCTCTACGCCGTTTGATGTTGAATATGTGACGCCCTTATAAATGACGCGACAAGCAGAATCTGTTTCGTTTTTAATTACAAAATATTTTTGCTGGTCCGTTGGGGTTACTCGAAGCTCAAATGTGGCCCCCGGAGTTCCAGTGAGAATGATTACTTTATGAGAACCGTCTGAGCCAGATGTTCCATCAGTTGTGGTTAGGTCTTGGCTTCCAGATATAGCAATAGTGGCCTGACCATTGATGCCATCATCAATAATGTCAAAGTTAACATTAGTTGTAACGCCCCAAGTTCCTGACTTATCGCCAGTACCGGGCTTTTCAATTCCAATATTACGGGTATAAGTCGAAGCCATTTAAACCACCATTTTCTTCCATATCTCTATATTACCATTCGCATCTACCTCTGTCCATGTGCCGCCAGATGGGGCAACTGGACTCCAGTTTTCTGGAGATGCTCCAGCGTCTATTTTTTCCCACAGAAGCGCGCCATTTGCTGTTTGAACAAAGAAGAAATCTACATGTAATTCATTGTCGTAGATTAATATGCCTGCTGTTTCATCAAGCTCAAACTCTGATACAAGAGCCAGAACCCCAGTATTCACGCGGCTACCTGAAGCCTCCTGAGAGAACTCAAAGTCAACAGCGGCGGCTCCTGAAAAATCAACATTTGCCGAAGATGACTGTGTAAAGTTAGCGGACTGCTCAGAAGATGTTATAGCAATCCTTGTTGCGGCAGAGTCCTGTATAAATGAAGCGTCTTGTTCTGACAGCGCGCTCGCAACATATGTGCCAGATGAAGTTTGTACGCTAGTACAAACCATACCCGAAACGCCAGTGGCAAACCTTAACGAAGACGCACTCTGCGTAAAGTTTGCGGATGCCTCCATTATGCCAGTAAGTATTCCAACACCAATAGAAGCCTTGACGCCTATGGCGGTCATTTCAGCGGAGCCTTTGGCAATTATATTTGAATTGTTTCCTAGCTCAAATTGAGAAAATATAGACTGAGCGCCCTCAAGAAGAACGCCTTGGTCTGATATAGCTCTTTCTGATATGGCAACCGCGCCTAGCATCAGTCAGCATCCTCTATCGTCAGTTCGCCAGCGGCTACCTGACGCATGATTTCTGAGTAGTGGCGGTTGGCTGGGTCAAGAGGCACATTAACATTGTCGCTATCTATAACCGCAGATATACCAACAATATCACCGCTGTTATCTGCTATGTATTGTGCTGATGAAATAATCATAATTCCGCGTCTCCACTATAATGGAAAATAATCGGTTGGTCAGCTAGTGTTCCACCAGAGTTGTTTCGTATTAAAAAAGATGTTGCGCCGTTTTGAATGACGCTTGCCGCACCTATGTTTGCACCACTGTCCCCATTAGATATTTGACCTGATGTCCCGCCATAGCTGTACACCGTAACGGTAGCCGATGCTCGTTTTTGAACAGTGTATCTTGTGGTTACGAAACCATAAAAATTTGCTCGTAAAGCCCCCGCATGAATATGATACGCGCCTATCCCGCCATTAGCCGCACCCGCCGCTGTTCCATAAGGGTACGAATGTTCATAATACCGCTGACACCTAGCCAACTCATCGCCAAAACTGCGGTGTTCAAACGGCGTGGCCTGTTCGCCTATTTCAAGCTGTACGCCTGTGATGTAGAAGGTTGCTGTTGCAGTTGAGCCAGACCAATCGACATTGTTAGATGATTGGTAAAGGTTTGCATTTTGCCAACTTCCGATTGTTGATGTAATGCCGCCTGTTGCGGATAATCCCCACCATAGGCGATTACCAATATTTGTCGTTGTTTCCCAAGTGCCGCTAGTATCCGCAGGAAAAGTAACGGTTTTATATTCCCAAGTATCTGCCGCATTGATTGTGTATTCCATTACGCACGACCTATCAGCGGCATTGTTTCTTGATGATAGTCCGTAAGTCCCTGCTGTTGAAGATTTAACCCAAAATGATAAGGTTGCCTGTTTTGCTCCCGAAGTTCCCCACGCAAGCGGGTTAATGTTATACCCTTCCATGCGTTGGGCTATCCCTAAAAAACCGTTCGCTGTTACATTTGCTGTTGTAGACGCTTTGAGGCTGTAATAAAAACCTTGTCCAGTAGGCACATCTGTATCTTGAGTAATGGTCATTGCAACAGTTGATGCGTTATCTTTGTGTTGCCATCGGTCTACTGAATATGCGTTATTGCCAGTAGATGCAGTTCCTCTCTGAAATACCTGCATCGCACCATTGATGATGAGGTTTTTGTTTGCCTGAAACACCCCATCAGCAATATCGGCAGTGGTTATCTGCGTTCCAGTACCAAGTAGGTTTGCTAGATTTCGGGCGTTGCTCATGTTTGCTCCTATGCAATCTTAATAGCGGTCATTTCAACATTCTTCTGATTGTTTGCCGCACCAAGTGTATTTCCGGGGCTACCATCAAAAGTATTAACATCGTCCCACGAAGAGTTTTCAACCAATGTTTGGGCGGTTATTGCCGCCGTTGAAGAAAAGGACACCACAACAGACCCGCCATGAAATGTGCTATCTGTTCCGTCAGCCGCCTGTGTCGAGCGAACAGAGTAAGAGTTTGCAACAACTGAACCCGCCGCATGGTCGTACAGGCGAGAGACAACCTCACCGTGGCCGCCAGAATTATTGATACAAGTCGCATTATATTGAATGATATAAGTGCCAGCCGGAAGGTTCGCATAGCCAGATGCATCAACGCTTGCACCCGGTATGCTACCTGAAGAAATGGTGTCAAACTGTCTAGTGTGAAATGTATTGCTAGACCTTCCAGTAGTGTTAGAATACCGAACAAATACGGCAGGCTGTATTGCGTTTGACACGGAGTTGCTAAACGAAACATTGCCACTACTGTCAATCGTCAGCGCGGTGTTGCTGTTCGTTGGGTCTTGGATTTCACTGACTTTTAAAATGCTGGTCATGTCTCGTTATCCTACTAAATGCCCCGAAAAGACAGTATTATTATTTATAATGTATGACGTGTCTGCACTTGTATAAACTTCCAGTTTAAATGTATCGTTTGCGGTTACGCTGTATACATCGCTTGCCGTTATAGTGATGTAATTTGATGGTGGAGAACCGTTGATAGAATAAGTATCACTGATACCAGTTCTTATACCATTTACCTGTATACCTATTTGCGTATAACCGCTTCCAATGCCGTCAAGTCTTACAAAAGCATTTACAGCGTAAATCCCTGTTACTGGAGCAACCACTTCATAACTTGAGATTGTCACACCACCATTTAAGAAGCAGTTTTGTGTACTTGTTAGGTCAAGTTGTACTTGAGTAAAACCAGAAGCTGAAACTGATTGGTTTGCGCTTATTGAAACGCGCCACGCTGGTACAGATGGTGTAGTAACAATACCATTGCTATCAATCGTCAGCGCCTGCGAGGCTCCCGTCTTGCTGTATATGTTGTCTACATAGAGCGTACTCATGTTTTTATCCTATTTAAAACAGTTTAGCGGCGTACAAGAACGTATTGTTCAGACCCACTACAGAAGAAGATGTGCCTGACGCCTTGTCACAAAATGCTATTAAGCCAAAGTAATCGCCAGTTGATACCTGACCCATCCAAGTTCCACCCATGCTTATTGATTCACCTTCTCCGCCATTATAAAATTTACGGTCAGTTTGAATTGCAGAGCCGTTTTTTGAAAGATGACATTGCATATTGTCACCGTCAGCCGCAGTAACCATAACTGACCAAGAAATTATAAAATATGAATTGTTAAACGCTGATGTAATTAGCAGTCTATCGTTAGTTGCATCATAAAGACTGTGAGTATCTGTAACAGAAGTCTGTAACGGAATTACAGTATCAGAGTTATCTGGGATAGTTACGCTACTACTGTTATACATTACAGATAAAACAGCAGTAGATGACACAACTCCATTGCTATCAATCGTTAAGGCGGATGTTCCCGCCACGTTGTTTATTGCGTCTACATTTAATATCGAAGCCATCTGCGCCTCACAGTATAGTTAAGTTGCCGTTGACTGTAATGGTCGTTGACGGGTCTATTGTCAGCGGACCAATAGCCAAAGCATTCTTTGTTGACCCAATGGTGGTGTTTTCGTCCACAGTTTGTCCGTTAGTACGAAATACTGCGGTGTCTACCGTTGTGTTGGTTGTCTGAAACTGCGGCGCGGTAATCTCAGCCGCGAATGTGCCTCCACTAGACTTACTCACTGTATCAGTTACAGTGAACGCACGATAGGCACGGATGACCAATTCATCGTTTAGCGCCGCCCCTGATGCCAGTGTAATGGTGTCGCCATTAGATGGTGTGAAGTCAGACGTATCGAGATGCACACCATTTAGATATACATCCACATCATTCCCACTAAAGGCTAAAATAGCGCCCGCATTGTCCGCGCCAGTAAATGCTGTCTGACTTGCGGTAGCCACATACTTGAACAACTGCATGGCATAGCTTGTAGGTTGGTCCACAGCGCGCCCAAAGAACCTTACAGTAATCACATCTCCGTTAGCAGGCGCGGCAGAGAATGTAAGTGTGTTGCCTTGCGCTGTGTAAGCGGCAGATACACCCGGCTCTTGAACCACGTTACCAATAGTCACAAGTAACGCCTCGCCACTCACAATAGACTGAGCAAGGGTAAACGCAGTGGCGCTCCCATTTCCCGTAAATGTCTGGAAGGTTATGTCGCCTACATTTGGGTCTATTCCTATATATGCCATTTTTTACCCCAATAAGTAGCCACTAAAAAATACGGTGACGTTATCTTGTATTCCGCTATGAAGGCCGCAAGACACTGTATCATTTACGTTCATCTTAACTAGAATAGCGGCGTGTTCATCGCCGTGCTGTTTGAAGTCTTCTGCTATTTCAATAAAATTGCCGCTTGGAAATTGGAACTGGTATATTTTTCTGCCATCTGCTATGCCTTGTGAAAATCTCATGTGAAATACATAAAGTCCACCCACTGGCGCAGTGAATATTCCTGTTGTTGTGTTAAAGTTGTTGCCTACATTGAATGCAGTTTCATGAGTCGCGGTATTGTAGTTGGTCTTACGATAATAAGTTCCAGATACAAATGTTCTGTTACCACTACCTGTAGGTGAAGCATAGCCGCCAAACGCGGGTTGATACGGCTTCGTGACACGGCCTGATGAGTCAAGGCGCATTTTCTCATTGAAGGTAAAGTTACCGTCACGGCTCACTGTGCCAAACTGAACCGCTTGGTCATCAGCGTAAAACAGACGAAAGATATTACTCAGCGCACCTAAACCCGCACGAGAGTTTCCTGTGTTCGTAACAAGCAGTTTACGAGTGTAACCAGAGTTTTCGCCAGAACCTAAGTCTAACAAACTTTCGCTGTCTGGGTTGGTTTGTCCAATGCCCACCCTGCCGCCGCTACGAGTTAACCGCATTGTTTCATTCTGTGCGCCACTCTCCTCACGCTTAATAACTAAGTCACCGTTTGTAGAACTGTCGTAGAAATGGTGTCCAAAGTTGGCGTTAGGACCAATTTTAAGTGCCGCCGTAGTGTCTGAATTGCCAATTAAATCTAACTTGGCTTCTGGGGCGGTGACGCCAACACCAACCCGATTATTCGTGCCATCCACGACAAGAGCATCAGTGTCGATAGCTATCGAGTCCGGCATGCTCGCTGAATGGAGTTTGCTAATCGGCATCTCGGTTACTCCGTTAGGTTAGCTTCAGCTTCGGCCTGAACTTCTGCCGCAGTCTTCACCACACCCAACTCAAAAGCCTGTGCAATCTGGGCATCCTTGCCAGTTGCAATAGCAATCTCGTTAGCGTTGCAATGCGCTACCAGTGCCGTTACGATTTCATCGCCAGCGATGCGCGCGCGGTTTGTTACTGCGTTATCAGCCCAGTCTTGGGGGCTAAGTGCCGCATACTCCATACACTTGAGTTCAGTGTCTGTTACTTCGATTGTAATATTTGGCATTTTATTTACTCCTGTTCGGCATTGGCTATTTCCACCCAAGACAATAGACGCTCATTCCATTTTTCAATCTTACTAATCGGCATCTATTCAGCCTCTAAAATTGCCATATCATTTCTTAAAACAGAAATTTGGTCTTCGATAGATTGAAGTGTTGCTATGGCATCAGCATTACCGAGAATAGCGTTTCTCATTACCCGCAAATCTTGACCTTCAATTTCTAACTTATGTATCTCAGCAAGTTTTTCTGAATACTGTTCAAATTCTAAACTGTCTATTTCTAAAGACATATTATGTCCTCTCGCAACGTATTGATATGTGATACCAAGCGGGTGACGTTCCACTAAGTATAATTCTTGCACCAATCCTGTTATTACTGCTTGCGATAAAGCTATTATTTGCAAGAAAAGAAGTTAAACTATGAACATTGGTTCCTGTTCCAATACTAAGGTTTCCAGTAGTGGAACCATCTTTTAGTATTGCAACTGTTGCAGAGCCGCTTGTAAGCGCACTGTTAACATAAACCTTTAACTCTTTAATTTTAAAATTACACGGCGCAAGGGTATTGATTAATGAGGCGTCAGTGCTAGTCAAAGCGCCGTTTTGATAATACGTCCCTGTTCCTGATGGTGGGAATGAAGGGTTAAATGTCATAACAAAATCAGTACCAAGAACATCTCCAGCCGAAGTGATTTGCATTGCTTCAGTCTTAGAACCAATCGCACCTACGCTAAAAGTGGTTTCACCATTGTGCAGTTGCAGAAACGAGTTATTTCCACTGCTGTCTTGAACCGCAAACAACGAAGTAGTAGCCGCGCGACTTGCACCACTTCTTACAACGAGACCGCCACCACTATTACCCACGATGTTTTGCGGGTCAGGGCGACCTATACCTACGTCTCCGTATGACGTAATACGCATACGTTCTGTGTCGTCAGTTAAAAATGTAGTATTTCCCGCAAAGGCATTGCCAAAAGCAATAGTGCCTTCGTAACCTTTTACATATTGTGTTCCAGAGCCAGAACCACCCATAATAATATAATTGCCACCTCTAGACACACGCACAGCATTACCTGTTGTGGCTTCTTCAACGTGCAGGGTTTCACTAGGCGTTATAGTATTAATGCCAATCCGATTGTTTGCGCTGTCTACATACAGTGTGTTGGTGTCTACAGTTAAATCGCCCGTAAACGTCCCAGTCGTTGCGGCAAGCGCGGCATTAGGGTCATGCTCTAGTCGTGTTGTAATCTCTGCCAGCCCACGATAAACCACATACACATTGCTTGTCCCAGCGGAGGGCGCGGCATCAAATGTCAGTGTTGAGCCTGTAGCTGTGTAAGACTTACCAACACCCGGCTCCTGTTGAATGTTATTAACAAACACCTCAAGGTCTTCGGATACATTAACAAGGCGGTTCAGCGTAAACACCGTCTGTGAGCCAGTACCATTAAAATACTGGCTAGTCGGGCTTGCTAGTGTCTGCGATGGCTTATTTCCTATATATGACATTAATCAGCATCCGCAATGGTTAGTGCGCCAGATTCTACCTGACGCATGATTTCTGCCCAATGTCTGTTATCTGTATCCATTGGCACACAAGTTGGCTCACCGTTAATTTTGCAGGACACATTGTTAGCTACATTTTCGCCCGTAGGAATGTGACTAACAACGTCTGTATAAATATTTTCGTTCATTTACAACTCCGCATCCGCTTTATATCCAGCCCGATTTATATAGTTACCACTGTCTGTCCAGTTGGCTGTAGTGGTCTGCGCTGACGAAGTATATTTGACGATGTTTTGAAAATGGTCAGGGTGAATATTATCAGCTTTCGGGAAACATTCTTCTTGTCCCCGACCAAACCTATCCATTGAGTTTGCACTGCTAGACTGAATTGACACTGTTGGTGTCGCTCTCATTTTTACAGGAAACTGTGCAAAACATGCTCTGACATGACCATACTGAGCATCACGACCCGAAGAATATGCGCCTCCGTCATTACTGCCAAATCTTGAATTATAGTAATAGCGGAAGCATTTCTGTTGAGTTACTGAGAATGGCTCGTGTTCAAACGGCGTGGCTACCTCGCCTATTTCCATCTGTAAACCTGTAATAGAAAGGGTTCTTGATGTGCTATCGAAAAACTGTGTTTGTCCTGAATCAGCTATATCTGTAGTATTTAAAGTTTCCCATGTAGCTGGTACAGAGCCGCTTGTAAAATTTGTTCCAACTTGTAAGGTTAGGTAAAAGGCCATTCCATTGCCATTATCGTCAGCTATATAACCTGATACATCTTTAGGCCATAAAAGAGAAACCCTGTTCCAGCTACTAGTTACAGAAAATGTTTGTGCCATCCACCTGTTTGCGTCAACTTGGTACGCACCCATAGTATATGTGGCGGCCGCGTTTCCCTTTACATAGAACGAAAGAACAAAACTTTCAGCGTCAGAAGACCCAAACCCTAGCCTTTGAAGGTCTTGTGCCTCTACACTATACTGAAGGTGTTCCCACTCAGTAGCGGCAACAGATGCATCTGCTGTCGTGCATTCTAATTTTAAACAGTTTGCAAAACCACTAGGTCCATCAGCAGTTTGTGTCATAGTAAATCTACCCGCACTAGTTCCGCTTGAACCAAAATTTATTCTGTCTACTGTAAAATAGCCGCTTGACGCACCAAGCCCTGTAGCTGACGTACTCCTCTGTGCCACCTGCATCGCACCGTTTATAATGAGGTTTCTGCTAGACAAAACTTGGTCAGTCACTTTCGGTACAGTGACCGCTTCATTTGCAATCTGGTTGGTGTTGACCGCTTCACTTGCAATCTGGTTGGTGTTAATAGTGCCTAACGCCATTATGTAATCTCCAGAATAGACATAGTTACATCAGCCGCTGACGCCGCGCTTGCAGTCACCTTCAACACATCGGATGCGTTCATTACAATCTTCTGGTCACCTCCACAGGCCACCAAAGAAGAGCCAACTGGCACAATTGCGCTTTTCACAATATATACATTGTCACCATCAGCGTTCTCCAATTGAACATCTACGGTGATAGACACTGTCAATATGTTGGAAACATTTAGTCCGATAATAGTTGTCTCTGTTGAGGCGGGGCAAGTATATATAGTCGCTGGGCTTGTCCCTACCGCAGTATCTGTAAATGTCTTAAATGCGTTTGCCATCTCTTACCCCAATGCAATTGCAAATGCCAAGCTGTTGTCGGTGAAGTTCACCGGAGTACCACTGGCATCATTGAAAATTATCTTTTCTGCTGGCATTGTGCAGAAGATTGTTCGGGTGCCTGCGCCCCAGTTAATTTTAGCGTCCCCAAATGTGAGCGCGGCATCATCGGCAAGAGTTACAGCCGTATCAAGAACGATAGCGCTCTGACTTGTAACGGTAGACACTGTAACCACCCCACTAATTCCCGTGCCTCGCACCCGCATGCCGACAGCAATTGTTCCGCTGTTCCCATCCAGTGCAACGCTCGTAGAAGCCGACACAGCGCCGTTAACATCAGCAGAGGCAGTTGCGCCGCTACTTTCCAACACAGAGTCCCTAGAGAGCGTTGTGCCTGATGCAGTGTACGTTCCGACCCCGACCTCAAAGTCCGTGCCATCGGTGCAGGAATAATAAGTGGTGTTACTATTTCCTATTACGCCGAATGAGTCAAAACCAGTAAGAGCGCCAGCAAGAGTTAACGTGCCAGTACCCGTAGTGGTTGTTGTCTCTTTAACACGGTCTTTGATTACGAGTGCCATTTTGTACTATAGTACCTTTACTTCAACTCAATGCTCAGATTACTTCCGTTAATCCGGAAGATATCACCTGATGCAATTGTCTTTGATACATCTAGCGTTCCTATAAACAAAACGTTAGAGCCATCAAACTTTAGCTTTGAATCATCTGAAAGCGTTACCGCAGTATCCAGAACAATGCTTGTTTGACTATTAACGGTAGCAACGGTAACAATTCCTGTGATTCCAGTTCCAGTAACTACATCACCTACAGCAACTGTACCCGCGTTATTGTCTAGGGCTACTGCTGTTGAAGAGGACACATTTCCGTTAACCAAAGCGGTCGCAAAAGGCTTGTCCGCTACAAAGGCATGTGTAACTGTGTAGCTTGAAATTCCGCTTGATGGAGGGAACTCAATGTTATTGTCGTTGATTACTCTCTGAGCGTCAGAAATAACTGTTGCCGTAGCCGCATGCGAAGTAGCAGTCGTTCCGTCTTGTGCGCGCGTACATCCAGTAAGTATGCTTGTCCCTGTAAAGGTCAAAGCAGTGTCATCTGAGATGGTAATCGCAGTATCAAGAACCAATGCTGTTTGGGATGTGACGGTAGCCACACGAACAGTTCCGGTAATTCCCGTACCACTCACGACCATGCCCTTGGAAATTGTCCCGCTATTGCCGTCTACTGACAAAGACGTTGAAGAGCTTACAGCGCCATTAGCATCCGCTGTTGCCGTTCCATCCTTACCTGTGTAGTCAATAATCTCGTTACCAACCTCAATTGTTCCGGCTGACGGAAATGCTTCTGCGTCAGTTAGGACAATTTCTGTATCGGATGCGGTTGCGTTTACGGCCACAGTGGTTACAGACTGTTTCCAGTTTGCCGCCGTTACTTGTTGACGTGTATAGTCAGCGTCTTCTGCAATGACGCTAACCTCCGTTAGACTGCCTGATTCAGCATTAGCGATTGCTGTAGCTAAACCCACATAAATGCTGTTGCCCGGCGAGGCAAAGGAAAGTGAATCATTCTTGAAGATGTAGTCAAGAACGCGCCTTTCCAGATATGTGGTTGCCGCATTTGATGTTGCCATCTTTTACTCCTTATGTGCGCGGTCTAGTGGGAAGACCCATTCTATATGCATCATCGTTTTCCCTTGCTTCTGCAAGGTCTTTAAGTCGGGACAGGCTTTCTTGGAAACGCCCCTCATACATGGAGATTACGTCCTGCTCGCCCTTCATATAAATATACGCCTCTATAAGGGAACCGTACAGTAGGGCATTAGGAGCGTTACTGCTCAACCATGTATATTCTGTATTAGCGCCAGCGGTTAGGCTTGCTGGCCTATAATAGTAATGTAGCTCGACTGCATATGCTTGGTCGGGCGTTGGTGCCAATATGAAATTGGCCTGAACGTTTCCAGAGCCTACAGTAGCTGTAGCGTCAAAGAACCCATAATATTTAGGGGTCCCCGTTGTTGTTCTGTCAGGATATGCCTCTCTTAGAAAATTAACGTCCTTTTCCAGAAGAAAGCCTTCCTTGCCAGAGTCCTTAATAAACAAAGAAAACGGCGCCAAGAAGTCTGATGGTGTGGATAGGTACTCATCGTTAATTGACATCGCAGATGTGGCGTTCTTGCGAAAGTTTTCCAAATCAACATTAACAAGTATGCGGTCCTCTGCGGCGCGTATAAACACAGGGAGATTTGTCACAAACCCCGCTTCGTTGTTCTCAGTAAAGTCTTCTATGGCCTGCTTTAGCTCGCCGTATGTGTAAGCCATTTATACCTCTACGCCACGGGTGTTACTGGTCCAGCACTAGCAAGACCACCGCCACCATCTAAATTGCCTACAGACGCCGTATCTGTGACGGTGACTGTATATGTATCGGCACTTACTTTTGTAATGCTGTAGCCTGTCGAAAGCTCCATTACAGCTTTAGTAATGCCGTCAAAGTTATCTACTCCACGGAACCGAACCGTATCGCCTGTATCACGACCATGGTTTGTTTCGGTTATAGTAACAACACCGGAGCCTTGAGCGCCTGTGCTGAATGGATTGTTGCCAAGCATTGAAATAGAAACTGGTTCTGTTCTGTCTGGCCTTGCATTCATGACAGACTGCGGGTCATTAATTCTCATGCGACCCAAATAGTTTTGAGGGTGGTCTGGGTCAGCAACATCCTTGCCAACCCTAAGACCAGTCTTAACGCCATTATTCATCTCATTGACAAGGTCGTTCAGCCTGTAGCGGAATCCTGTCTTGTCACAGATGCCATAGGCATATTTCCCTCTAGCAAAAGCCATTAACCAGACCTACCGTAACGCTTTCCTTTAGTCGCGGCGCCGCCGCCTCGGCATGAGCCGCCAGACTTGTACCCAGTTACTTTTTTCATGGAGCCTCCAGACTTTTTGCCAAACAACTTAGAAAGAAAACCGGGCTTCTTGCCTGCGGCTTTATCTTCTGCTCTCTTCTTTCTTGCTTTGTCCAACATCGCCTGATTGCCTGACTT